GCAGAGGCACGATCCACTTGACTGGCAAGGACAATTACACCTTGTGTGGCGATGCCTTGCGTGAAGATTTCATTCATTCGCCTGACCTTTTGTTGTCTCCAAAGTATGCAACGCTTTCAGCGGCATGGTTCTGGAATAAGCGTGGCCTGAACAAAGAGGCCGATGCAAAAGATTATGTCGCCATGACCAAAAAGATCAATGGCGGCACAATCGGCTTAGATGACCGCATCAAGCACATCAAGCACGTTTTGGACGTTCTAGAAGGCTGATTGGCATGTAGTGGCAAGACTCTGAGCTGCTGGACTCCACACTGACAAAACTTTGACCGTAAGGATTGTTCACTTGTTCAGGGTGACGACTCCATCTACGGCAGTTCTTGCAGTGTGAGTCTGGTAACTCTGGCTTACACCTGCTGTAATCAAACGGCAGTGGAGTCATTCTGCTGCCTCGTAAGTTGATTGAAAAATATCAGGCTTACATGGGTAATGTTCGCCCTTGACACCAGTGATGATCCAGTCGCCGGGGCAAACAATGTGACCACCCTCTAGTGTGTCGATCCAGCCGTGATTGTGCATAATGTCGCCGCAGTGTTTGCACAATGTCTGGCCGTCAAGATCTGGCGTACGGTAGTAGCGCACGATGTCGCCTTCCCATTGCATCTGCTTGCGATACTTGGGTGAAAACGTGACCAGTTCGCCACCGGCAAACCCATCGTGAGTTTTGCTGTAATCAAGCGGATGATCGCCGTTCTTGAACCACTGCGTTGCCTCAATGACCACAGGCTTTTTACGAAATTTCATCTTTGTACTCCAGTTCCAAAAGCAGTTCTAGGTAGTGGATTGCCTTCTTGATGTCGGCTGCACCATTTTGATGCTTTGCTAAATATTCAATTAGATATGTAAGCCTAGTTTGATTGTCATTCACATGACCAAGTGATGCATTGCAATTAAAGCAAAGAACACCTCTCACTTTATTGGTTTTATGACAATGATCTATGTGTCGATCTCTAGATTCGCTAAATTCTTTTTCACAAACAAAACAATTTGTTTCGCTGGCTAGTTTTTCGGCTACATCTTTTGTTACTTTGTAAATTGTCGCAATCCTAGAAATCCTATTTCTGTGTTGGTTCTTTGGGATACTATTGTTTTGCTTGTCTCTTTTTGCCTGACATTCCTTGCATAGCCGATGTTGTTTTCTGCGTGGATTTGTTTTGCATTCAAAGCACGTAGCAGAACAAGAAAGGCAAAGCCTTGCTCCTCTTGGTACACCCTGTTCTTTTGGGTTTCCACAAGAGATGCATGGCTTGCCAACTCTTTTTAGCCTTGCTCTTTCTGCAAAACAATCCTTGCATTGAGATTGCTTTCCATCAAGCAAGCCGGGATGATCTGAGAAATCAAACAATGACTTGTCACTTTTGCACCTTGTGCAGCACTTGCTCATTAGTTTGACCATACTCAAGCTCCAGAAGCAATTCAAGATAATGAATTGCTTTAAGTATATCATCTTTTCCAGCTTTGGATTTATGACGGGTAACATACTTGATGACGTTGCCTTCACAAAACCCTAGATTGTTGGCATGGATGTAGACAATGGGCTGGATGCTTTTGTCTTTGTAGTGAACACCTGCCACTTGTTTGTCAAGGGCAGACAGCGTAATGACACCTTCAGCTTTGCAAACTCTTCCAAACTTTTTGCAATGCTCTGTTGATAAACATTTATCGCAAAACATCACGACTCCTTCACAAACACGCCATCTTTGTTCATGTAACCCTTACGTGGCTCAATGACCTTGTAAGCGTTATAGAAGCATTGACGAACATCCAGATCAGTCAAGACGCCCACATTCACCAGTGTGACCATAACGTCACCAATGGCGTCAGCAATCTCAGCCTTGTCATTCTTGGCAATTGCTACCAACAACTCACAGGCTTCTTCAACGGTTTTGCTGGCTTGGCCTAGTGCTGTGCCATTTTCGTAGATGCCACGGGCTTTTGCCCATTCCATCACAGCAAACTCTGTGCTGCTGAACGATTGTGTTTCTTTCATCAGTCAGTGCCACCAACTTCCATCGGCTCTTGCTGCTCTTGAATTTGCGAGCTTGCTTCCGATTGAATTGCAGTAATGATTTGATGAACTTCTTGGAATGGGCGTGTACCCAAATATTGAAGAACGGCGTTGACCAGATCGGTCGAGAGGTTGAGATGTTTAGGCATAGTCAGCTTTCAAGAGTTATTTGATTGTCAGTCTGTCCTTACGGACGATGTAAGCACCAGCTACAGGCTCACCAGCAAGAATGGCATTCTTGATCTTGGTTTTGCTTGGCTCTGGTGGCTTGGGGTCGTTGCACAATTCAGGCACAAAGAATGCGCCTTCCTCAATCACAACAGACTCGTCACGGTCAACATATAGCTTGACCACGAAAGACCCGTCAGAAGCCTTTATTTCATGGATTCCAGCGGTCTTCATATTCTCGGCAAGGTAATCCCTCAACTTCTCTGCTTTGCGCTCGTAGGCCGTTTGCAGGGCTTTGATGCGTTTGATGGCATCCTTGGCTTGCGCGGCATCTGATTCGCAGTTGAGGACGTAGGCAGCGACAGCGTTTGCTTTGTTGCCAAGCATGACCCGGAACTCGTCAAACGCTGGCAAAGCCTCGCCAGTCTCTGGATCAAAAAGATCGTCAAGTTGTTCACGGAAATCGTGTGCAAGTTGGTAGAGACTGGTCATGGTCAGAACGCGATGTCATCATCCATGTCAGCAAAAGCACCTGCTGATGTTTGACCAGTCGAATGACCAGCGGCTTGAGCAAACTCAGGGCTACGCTTGATTGCGTCCTTGAGCTTGTCGTGGAAAGAATCAAACACAGCCCAATCAGGATTGTCCAAGTCAAACGTCACTGTTTCATGAATAGGTGCTGGCTTGCTGTTCTTCAATGCTGTTGGCAATGGCGTCAAGTTAGCTACGTTGCTGTACGTTTTGCCATTGGTTTCACTGGTAGTCACGTTGACCATGCAGTACGCGCCTATGAGCTTGGAGATGTCAAAGCCTTTGGCTTCTTCATCCGTGAACTCACGACCGCGCCATGATTGCAGGTCTTTACGCAGTGACGCTTTCTCACTCAAAGACAACGTGTACGACTTGCTGATGGTCATTGGCATCTCTTTGCCATCAAACTCAACAGTCAGAGGTTTGCCTTCCTCGTCCTCGCCAAACAACTCCCAAGCAACACGAATCTTGTGCTGCAATTTCTCGCCATACTGACCAGATGACAACTGAGTGCCAAGGTCAATCAACGAATAGCAACGACCAATGTGAACGCCAGAAGGCACACGTTTGAAGTTACCACCACCACTGTCAGAAGCTACAAAGCCCATTTTCATTCTCCAAAAAAACAGCCGTTACAGGTCGGCTGAACACCTTATCTAAACCAGAGGTAAACGCCGTGCAAAATTCCAAGTGGAAACATGATTGCACCAGCCAAAAGAAAGCCCCACAAACCTTCTGCGAAGCATGTAAAGACATGGTTAAACCATGCGAACAGGCAAGTAAGTCCAATGATCCAGCCCATCATTGCACCTTTGTGATTGGTTGAGCCAGCAGCCAATTAGGGCCAAGCTGGATAATTGATCGCACCCATTTGCGTTGGTACTGCTGGATGACTTGAGGGGGAGCATCGTATGTCTTGAAAAGAGTACGTGCTTTTTGACGAATTTGAAACGTAGTCATGTGGACTCCTGTCTTGTTGAGCCTCAATCTTATGACGCATCAACAAAAAAAACATCGGTGTTTACCCCTATGTACAAGCAGGTCGGCAATGATAACCTTGCCAGCATGAATACACCAGACCACCACGAAACTGTAGCAGCACAAGAGGTTTGCGTCACTGCAATCCAAGCTGTCAAACAGTACACTTTTGATCCCGGAGACTTTGAGGCAGCAACTGTTGCCCTCTTGGCCCGAGCCATTGAATTAACCGCAAAGAAAGAACTGAACCTGTGCTACAAGCCAAACTCTACTATCTGAAGCAACTCAAAGATGGCCCTCAAAGCCACAGAACCATCACAAAGCGCATGTCTGGCAAATTTGCAGACTCAGCAGCAGGAATCAAAAACGCATTGGTTGCTGAAGGGCTGATTGTTTGCGTCAAGAAAGTCCTAATGAACAATGGCAAATACGCCTACTACTTCAAACGCACAGAAAAGCCAGTTGTCTTGCAAGAGCCACCGACATACGTTCCGACATGGGAAGACGGTACGGCCAAGTCCACAGGCAATGCTTTCGACTGGCGCAACAAAGAGCAAAAACTGATGTCCAAGCGTGAGATTGGGATTGCTCAACAGAAGTACCACAACAACCATCCGATTACGATTTACAGCCGCGCTTAAATAGTGGTATAGTTATTCCCACAACGCTTGGCGGCGTTTTCGTAGTGGGGTTACACATGCTGTCTGCTGGTACTACGCCAGTCCGCCAACGCCTTAAAAAAGCGAGACAGCAGGTGTAGCCCCTTTTTTTTGGGGAAATTTTATGATGGAAAACTTGTGTCACAACAGGCTTACCGAGGTTCTTCTTTATGAACCTGAAACAGGACATTTTTTTTGGCGAAGTTCTGGCAAAAAAAGAAGTATTGGCATACAAGCTGGCAGAGTCATGCAAAAAGGTTATCGACAAATTACAGTTGATTACAAGCCATATTTAGAGCATCGACTTGCATGGTTTTACGTTTACAAAACGTGGCCTAAATTTTTTATAGATCATATAAATGAAATTAAATCTGACAACAGAATTATAAATTTGAGAGATGTAGATCAAACAACTAATCTTCTCAATCAGTCAAAGCCGCAAAAAAACAACAATAGTGGTTTTCGTGGTGTGTCTTTTATAAAAAATAACGGAAAGTATCGCGCTCAACTGATGGTTTCTGGGAAGCAAAATCATTTGGGTCAATTTGACACCCCAGAACAGGCTTATCAGGCTTATCTATCTGCAAAGTTGGGTAAATGATGGCACGAATCCGCACAATTAAACCTGAATTTTGGCGTGATGAACTTTTGGCAGGTATTTCTGCTGAAGCTGCTTTGCTTGCCATAGGTCTTCTTAATCATTGTGATGACGAGGGTTACTTCAATGCCAATCCAAAGTTGGTTGAATCTGATGTTTTCCCATTGAGGTCGTTGTCAAAGAACACTACAGAACTGCTACGGGAGTTGTCAGTGATCGGTTACATAGAGATGTTTTCAGGTTCAGATGCCAAGACGTATGGCAAGGTTGTTAATTTTGAGAAGCATCAAGTCATAAACAAGAAAACTTCTAGCAAAATCAAAGGCTTATGTGAACTACGACAAGACTACCAGACTCCTACCGTAGTCCTACCTACTGGAAAGGAAGGGAATGGAAAGGAAGTGGAAAAGGAAAGGAAGGCTCCTAAGGTCGCAGCAACTGTCGTTGCTTGCCCTCCTGATGTTCAAGAACAAGTTTGGAAAGATTGGCTGACACTTAGAAAAATGAAAAGGGCTGCGGTTACTGAGACTGTTGTTGACTCCGCCAAAAAGGAAGCTGCAAAAGCCAATATGTCATTTAACGATTTTTTGGTTGTCTGGTGTCGTAGAGGTTCGCAAGGGCTTGAGGCTGATTGGCTAAAGCCTCACGAACGTCAATCCTTTGCCCAACAAGCTGCCGACATTGCCCGGTCAACAGTCCCTGCCCAACACAGCGGCCCTGATCCTGTGCTGCTCAAAATTGAGGCAGACCGCCAGAAGGCAGCGCCTATGCCAGCCCACATTCGCCAGCAAATCAACCAAGTTTTGAGGAAAGTATGACCCGAACCTACGCACTTAAGCGCCTCCTTGAGCACGGCGAACTGTCCAGCAAAGAGATCGAAGAAATCACCTTCTGGACAACAAAGCAAGTCTGGGCAACCCTCCAGCGTCTGCAAAAGACCGAGGTTGTTCGCAAGTACCCAAAAATGAAATGGGGCTTGGTTTCTCTCAACCCATTTCCGTACTAAGGGTAAACACCGTGGCATACAGCAGAAAAGAAGTATCCAATTCTGGTGACAGATACATGATTGAGCTTGGCGAAGCAAGGGTGCTTTACCGCACATACGAGTCAACAGGCCAAAAGGTTCTGACACCCGTTCGCATGGAATGGCTTGAGAAGCGTTACGGTACAGGCGCTGTTGCCCGTATCCGTGCGCTGATGCAGAAACTACAGACAGGAGAATTGGAATGACAACAAACACAGGTGGGCCAGCGTTTCCATCGCCCTATGACGATGATGAAGGCATGACCCTGCGTGACTACTTTGCGGCTAAGGCGATGCAGGGGATGGCTGCAAGCCCCGAGCATTGCCAAGTCGGGTGGGCACACAGCGACATTGCCATGCAAGCGTACAGGCTGGCCGACTTCATGCTAAAAGCGAGGGAAGTGTAATGTGGCCCTTCCCACCACCATCAGGTCCAACACCTTGGACGCAAAAGCAAATCCGTGAGTACGCCAAGCAGCAACGTGAACAAGCAGGAGAGTCGCCGCTATGAAACAAACTAAAGTCATCTATGCCTAAACTTATAACCCCTAACGAACTTTTTAGAAGACAAAATTGGAGTAAGGTTTGTGGTTCTTGCGGCGTTACTTTTGGTTGGAAAAAAACAGGAGACAAAGCAAAGTATTGCAGTAATGTCTGCTCTGGAAAAGCCAATGGGTCTATTTCTACAAATAGGGGCAAATTAAATTCTTATACTTGTGCTGAGTGCAACAAAGAATTTTCTGCATATCATAAAGATAGAAAATTTTGCAGCATGGAATGTACGGCTTTAGCATGGAGTAAAAATATGCCAAAAGGTTATGGCTGTAGGAAAGACGATAACCACAATGAAATTGTCAATGTTTTAAAACAAGCTGGAGCTTATGTTTTAGACATGTCACATGTCGGCGCTGGATTTCCAGATTTGATTGTGGGATTTCAGCAAAAAACCATACTTGTAGAAATAAAAAACCCAAAAACAAGTTATGGGAAAAAAGGGTTAAACAAAAACCAATTGAAATGGCGGGAATCTTGGACTGGTGGTTCTTATTTTGTGGTTGACAGCGTTGATTCGGCGTTAAACGCACTTGGGATAAAACATGACACCTGACATGAAAAGCCGACAACAGGAACGTCTTTATCACAGCATCATCAACCAGATTGCCAAGCAAGCAACTTTGCATGGCAGTCGTTGGAATGCTGAGAGCTTTAAGCGATACCTGATCGACCAATGGGCACACGAAAACGGTGAGTCTCATGCTGTCAGCAAAGTCATGCCAAGCATTGATGGTCTGCGTGTTGTCCAACTAGGACTGCAAAGCCGCAGGTTTACCAAAGAGCAAGCCATCAGCTTTACCGAGTGGCTGCTGTATTGGGCCAACACAAACGGGGTAATCATTGATGAAATTCACAGAGACAATCGGTGACTTTAGCAAAAGGATCGCTAAAGGTGGAAGAAAGCCACCGTTGCGTAATTTCCATGAGATATGCGAAATGCTTGGCGTTCCTGAAGTTAATGTGAAGGCTAGGATGGTGCGCAAAGACGCTCCCAAGCCACTGGTAACCCACAAATCAAACAGCGCTGGCAAAAACAGTTGGTACAACCCTGTTGAGTTCAAGGCTTGGTGGAAGAAAGTGCAAGATGAAATTGCAAGAGAAAAAGCATAAGCAAGCTGTTGCAAGCCTTGGCTGTGCTCTGTGCCATCACTTGCATGGTGACCATGAACCGGGGCCAGTGGAGTTGCATCACCTGAGAGAAGGCGGGTGGGGGAAAGGTGACTACAAGACACTTATTCCGTTATGCGTAGAGCATCACCGTGGCAATAAGGGTTTTCACGGGCTTGGCAGTAAAGGCTTTGTTGAATACTATGACATCACTCAGCAAGAACTGCTTGAGTGGACATTAAACAAGATAGGACAGAAATGAACTACGCAGCAATTGCAGCGGCTATGCAAGCCGAAATTGACAACCCTCTCAAGTTATACATGCCCAACAGTCCCGGCGCTTTTGTTCGTGACAGATTGTTCAAAGACTGCCATTGGGAAGAAGCCACATGGTTCTGGTCGCACTATTGCAGCCGCAGCTTTGGCGACCCCGGATTGGACAATCTTTACGTCCAGCTTGAAGCACTTGCAGCCAAAGAATCAATGCCCGATTGGGGAACAAGGGGTACATGATGAGCGAATGCAAACATCTATGGGAGCCGTTAAACGACATGCCATTATACCGATGCGCTCGTTGTGGCGCTTTTCTGAGAATCATCAAATGAACAAACAAGTAACTTGGATCGCAGTGACTTTTATCACGGTGATGCTTGGCTTGTTGACATTGAGGAGTTGTTTATGACCAAAGACGAATACAAACAACTGTATGAGCAGGTGTGTGAGCAGTATGACGTTCTTACGAAAGAACTTGATGCCACCAACAGGCAGGTGGAAATCTTGAGCGATGCGCTGGCTGAGTCACGGCGTGAGGTTGCAGCGTTGAAGGCTGTGCAGGAGCCTGTTGCGTGGATGTACGAAGACATGATGGGTCTTGTTGGTGTTCGTGTGCAAAAAGAAAAGCCAATTGTTGCAAGACCTGTTACGCCTCTTTGCCTTTGCACCCCACCCGCAGCACAGCGGCAATGGGTTGAAGTTGAACAAATCAAATGGGATGGTGACAAACTGATTGCCAAACTCAAGGAGAACACATGACCAAAGACGAAGCACTCGCCTTGGCGCTGGAAGCGTTGGAAGAATCAAAGACCAACAATGACACGATGGAGTTTCACGACCGTAAAAACAAAGCCATCACCGCCATCAAGCAAGCCCGTTCAGCACCTGTGCAGGACAGCACTTGCAGAGAGACTTTGCGTGCTCAAGGTAAAGCGTATCCACGCACATGCAGGAAGTGCGGCAAAGGGCCTTGCATTGGGTTGGCAAACGCTGCCCTCGACAAGATGGCAGAGAACGCCAGAGAGTTGGGACTGGAGTATGAGCCTGTGCGAGAGGATTGGGGGCCGGGGCCGCATGAGGTGCACAGCTTGCCTTCACAGCCAGCACCTGTGCAGACGGATTGGGAGGCGATTGCAGCAGACCAAGCCATGACTATTGCCTTGCTGAAATCAGAAGCCGCAGCACAGCCAGCTACCGAGAAATCCTCGGCAACTCAGCCTGTGCAGGAGCCTGTGTCGAATGCGTCAGCGTGGTTTGCACTGGTCATGAACGCAGCGGCAGAGCTTGAGGACGCATCACACTGCCTTCGGGATGAAGACGCAAAGCGTGTGGCGATCAGTGGGGCAAAGCATTACCGCGATGCAGCCAAAGCCCTCTACACCACCCCACCCGCACAAGAGTTTGTGTGCAGCACTGGTCTTTGTCATTACCGCAAGCCACTGACAAATGAGCAGGTAGGCAAGGCAGCTCGTGATGCTCACATCGCCTTTTGTCTCAACAAGCATCAAACCTATGAACACGCGCTTACCCGTGCCGTTGAAGCCGCCCACGGCATCACAGGAGAAACAAAATGAGCAACCCTTATCCAACTTACAAAACCAACTCAATTTTTACAGGAGCAACGAGCATGAACTTCACACTTGAGCAAGCAATGGAAAAATTCCCACAGATCAAACATTGGCAGGATGAATACACAAAAGCCAATACGACATCTGACGAGCGTCTGATGGATATGCCAGCATGGTCATGCAAAACCTGTGAAGCATTGGCCCGAACGGTAATGATGGATCAGACAGCGCATGACACAAAAACCGCAGCACAGCGGCAATGGACGGGGCTGACGGATGAGGAAATTGATTTGTTTATCAATGGCCGAGGCGATGAAGATGATGATGATTATGTAGAGCCAACTGGGGACGGTTTTGGGCTAACAGATGCCGACCTTGTGGATTTGGTTCGCCGATCCGAAGCCAAATTAAGGAGCAAAAACAATGAATGAATACACTTTTGCCAAGCCACCAAAGCCAGTTGGTTAATGGATACTTGACCCGCAAGGCGTATGGAAAACGCAGTTTGCGATGTACAGCAAGCCCAACGAGCAACAGATCAAGAACACCGAGGAGTTGCTTGGTTGGAAATGGAAGGACGCCACATGAGAGACACGATAGACATGGCTGAAGAAGCTGGGGCAATTTCGTACTGGCATATGTCAAGGCTCAAAGCCTTTGAAGCCCTTGTCCGTGCTGATGAGCGTGAGGCGTGTGCAAAGGAGTGCGATGAGTGGATAAAAAATGGAAGTGCGTTGGCAGAAGACATTGCCACCGCCATCCGAGCAAGGAGCAACACATGACAACGCAACTTGTTCGTGACTCTATGAAGCTGATGGCTGATGCTGGCGTGGACATCGTAGACATCAAATGGTTTGACCTGTCTGGTGCGTTCACTGACAAGCAACGGGCAGACCTTGACCCGGTGATGACACACCGACCACCTTTTGACAAATGCTTTGTTGTTTGGCAGGGGAAGACAAGCCATCACCCGAGCTACACCGTCTTGATGATGGTGGCTGGAGATGATCCAGACGAAGGCATCACGGTGTCAATGTGGAAGGGGCCAACCGGGACTCGATTGATGCCGATCCCTGCCATGTTTTACTTCATTGAGGATGACAACATTCGATACGGGTCTGTCAGCGATGACGAGCCAGTGGACAAGGAGCTGGCAGAACTGATGCTGGCTCAAATTGGCGCTTGGTACGGTGCGATGGACAGACGTATTGAGGCGCACATCCCAACAGTGCGTGACACCTTTACAAACCGCCGGAAGATACAGCAGGGGAAGCTGCCGACTTATGACTGGACAACAGTATGGATTGAGCCAGCCAAGCCCCGTCAGGAGTCCAAAGGCGGCACACACGCATCACCTCGATTGCATGAGCGCAGAGGCCATCTTAGAAGGCTGAAGACCGGGAAGAATGTTTGGGTCAAGTCTTGTAAGGTCGGTGACGCAAGCAAGGGTGTGATATTCCATGACTACGCAATCGCACAGGAGCAGAAATGAGAGAGCTTGACCCCGACACATGGCTGATGCTGGGCATCACATGGGTTCACGGACTGCTGTGCGGCTATGCCATATGGCGACAGGACAAACGAAAGCCGCTGGAGGACGAATGAAGATCGCATGGACTTTCATCATTGTGATGCTGGTGCTTTTAACAACAAGGAGTTGCTTATGAGCCGAGAAGACAATCTTTTGGAACTCAAGTGGGCTTTGCATGAAGACTTCCTTGCAAGAAAGAAAGCATGGTGGGAATGGCATCAAAAAAACCCACAAGTCTGGTTGATGTTTGAACGCTTTAGCTTTGATGCTGTCAATCGTGGACGAAAGAAGATTAGCCATTGGCTCATCATCAATCGCATTCGGTGGGAAACAGCCATTCTGACAACAGGCAACGATTTCAAAATCAGCAACGACTACATTGCTTTTTACGCTCGTTTGTGGAAAGCCAAATACCCCGCTCATGCAGACCTGTTTAATACCAAAACAATGATTGGCGAAGATGATTGTCATTAAAGAGCAAAAGATTGCTAGAAACCCTGTGGCAAGAGCCGTGGCAGCGGAGCAATTGAAAAAGCGCATGGTGGACCAGCGCATCGTGCTTCTGATGCTAGACGAAGGCGAAGACGCTAGGTCAAACATATTGCCAATCTCAGACGCAGTATTTATCATGGCTTACGCCCTAGAGTTAATGGGCAAAGAACATTCCATCGAACACAGAAAGCTGCGATCCGCAATGCTGGTGCTGGTTGCCTGTTCAGAGCGAAAGTTCATCTGGCACAAAGCAGACGCAATCACGATAGACAACGCCATCGACATTTGCGTAAAGGAATGGACCAAGGTTCCTTCTGACACGCTCCAGAAGGCTATGAACTACATCTTGGGTACAATGAAATAAAGGACCACCGCCATGAAATTCACCATCAACGAAGCCAAGTCGGACATCATCAGCGACTATGCCATGTGCCTGTTGCATGGGGTCACAGCAGCCCATGTCCACCACTGGAACACATCCAGCTACTCGCAGCACAAAGCACTTGGCAAGTTTTACGATCAACTCTCTGATCTTGCTGATTCGTTTGTCGAAGCGACCCTGCTGGAAAAAGGCAAAATAATTTCCAGCGAGAAGGCACTTTTTCTGGGGGAAAATGGTCTGGCGCTTGTTCGCTACGTTTACGCAGAAACAGAAGCAAATCGCAAAGCTCCCGGCTTTCCTCAAGCCAGCGAAGTGCAAAACATTGTGGACGAAATCGCCGCTTTGTGCCGCCACACCGAATTCCTGCTGAACAGGTTGTCTTGATGCCACTCGTCAAGAAACAATCAGGCTGGTTTTGGGGTTCGCAAGGACCGTTCGACACTAAGGCAAAAGCGCTGGCAGTTTCCCGAGCCGCCTACGCTTCTGGCTACAAACAGCAGAAAGCTGACGTCATTTCCTATAGGGTTGACGAAAGCTCGTGGAAGTCGCCAAATGTTCTGATGAAAAAATTTGAGCACAACGAAAAAAACATTTAGAATTTTCTGGCAGTTGTGGAAAAGTGGGAATTTTGCCTTGCCAGCCAAGGCATTTTTTTCTTTCAAAATTTTTTTTCCGAAATGCGTAGTTGGCTTATGGACTTTTTTGGCCCTAGTATTACTGGATGCCCATACAGTATTACGGGGTTTACCCTAGTTCTCACGGGCTGGGTGTCGGTTTGCGGGGCGTTTTGTTTGGCATAAGTACTACAAAACCCGCCCGTTTTGCCCCGGTTTGGAATGATTGGGGGGCCAAACGACTTGCCCCGCCCAATTGCCCGGGGGCCAACCCCGCCCCAATCAACCGGGGCCAACCAACCCGCTCCAATGGCCCCGCCAATCGCCCCCAATAACCCGGGCCAACCCCAGCAAACCAACCCGGGCCAATCAATCGGGCCAACCAACCCCAGCAAAACCCGGGGCCAATCGCACGGGGCCAAACCCCCGCCCAAACAATCGCCCAATCGCTGGGGGCCAATCGCCCCGCAAACGGGCCAAACGATCAACCCGGGCCAATCCCCAGCAAAACCGAAACAACCCCGCAAACGGGGCAAATTTTGAAGTGAGCGCTTACTTACTTAGCAAAGCCAAAAAAACCCCGGTTTGGCCCGGGGTCGTTTTGGTTTTACGTCAATTCCCAATAGTCGCAAACGTCAAATTGTAAGATTGTCCCGGGGTCATCAACCGGGGCAAACAACCCCAAATTTCCGATAATTTGCAACAATGTAAAAAACCGGGGCGGGGTGCTGGGGTCATTCAAACAAACCCCAAACGAACCAACCCGGGGGGTTGTTGTTGGTTTTGTGCCATACGTCAATTCAACATCGATATCCGAAAATTTGCCCATGATTAGCCCCTGTAGTTGTTGCAACGACCCCGATTGCGCCCATACATTTGCACGGGGGGCGGGGTTTGTAGGATTGTTTTTAGTTGATCGACCGACAAACGCAGCATTTGCGCCAATTGGGCTAATGTAAGGTTTGGGTTGTTGTCGTAAAAATCGCAAATTTGTTGATTGGTCATTGTTGGCCCCATTAGTGCATTGCAATCGCAATTACCCGGTTTTTCATTTGGGGCAATCCGCATGCATGCCCCGCCCCTGTACATGTACCGCATGCCCCCGGGCATGGAAAAACCTTAACCCCCGGAAATTTGGCCCGGATTGCAGCGTTAACGCTGGGGGTGCCATGATCAGTACTTTTCACTTTGCGCCCAATCGAAACCGCGACAAATTCCCCCCTGGTGATTGGCAATCGTTTGATTGCATCAACAACCGTTTGCGGGGAATTGTGACCCCCGGAAATGTTCAATTGATAGTTTGCCGGCCAAACCCCAACAACGTCAAACCCCAGCAAAGCATGGAAAGATTTAGAGTAACCATAAGCCCGGGCGGTTGGGGTTGAAGATAACAACGACATCCAAAACGCGACATCACCCCCGTTTGCAAAATCACCGTCAACGTACAAACGGAAATCAAACCCCCCGGGGCGTTTTGCTGCAATCGCTGCAAATGCCCGTGCAATTTGATCCGGGGCAAACCGCATCAAATAGGCGTTTTGAATCATCCGGGCAAATGCGGCCGGAAATCTCCACGCCCTGTAGGAATAGCAAAAATTGATGCAGTCCCCCGCCCCGGGGCATGTAACCCCGGGAATAGTGGAAAACGAAACAAACGGCAATTTGGAATTGCCCCCCAGCGCAAACACGGCAAAAACGGGGGTTTTACCCGCGAACACGTTCGCTAATTTGTTCAAGTTGGTTTGCCAACCCGCCCCGGAAAAGTCGGGGTCGGTTTGCAGTTGCAACAATGCACGGGCAATAACATGATCATCCCCCGTTTGCACTGCAATCGCCAAATCTTGCAACTTAGCAAATTTGGGGGCGTTTTTAAATGATTTGATTTGCATTTTGTATTGTCTTTTATTAATTTATTAAAAAATATTGACCCATGCGTCAAGTTTGGTTTGCAACCCGCCATTGGACAATTGTTCTATTTCATATGCAACGCATTTGATGAAAATTTGCCCGTTTTCATTTTCTTCATCATAAATATTGATATCAATTTTGTTCTCCAATTCTGGAATTGATGAATCGACCATGTACCAATCATCGCCGTCATATTGGCCCCCGTCCAAAATGTCTAACAATTTTTCATTTGCCCAAATTGTTAACGCTTTAATTTGCGATTCTGTGAAATCAATCATGTTATTCTCCAATCAAACCAGAAAAAACGACCATTGCAAACCCGCCAATTGTCGCCATTGCCAACGACATAAAAACGGGGCCAATCCCCAATGCCAAACCCAATGCACCAATGGCGAAAAGAACAACGCCAAACGCGCAAATCAAACCGA